AAGCCGATTGGACAGATCACCAGCTTGAGATTGCGGCGCAACTGACAAAGGCGATCGCCCGCCTGGAGCGGGAAGGCAACGCGCTCGATTTGCAAAGCTCGGTCATTGAAGGCCGGGTCAACCCGCTGGTGGCGGTAGTTCGTGACTACACCAATTCGGTCATGTCGCTGCGTCGCAATCTGTCGCTTCACGCCCGTGCGCTGGGGGGGGAAGCCCGCGACGTGAGCAAGCGAAGGGATGCAGGCTTGAGCATTGAAGCGGAAGCGGGCGAGGCTACCAGCCTCCTCAACTGATGACGCGAGGCGAAAAGGTCGTTGCCTTCATATCGCAGCACTGCAACGTCCCCGAAGGGCGTCACGTCGGCAAGCCATTTCAGCTAGAGCCGTTCCAGCGCCGGTTTATTTTAGAGACCTACGACAACCCCGCTGGCACGCGGCGTTCGATTCTGAGCATAGCCCGCAAAAACGGCAAGACGGCACTTATCGCCTGCATCATCCTGGCGCACCTCGTCGGGCCGGAGGCGCGGGTTAACGCCCAGCTAGTCAGCGGCGCGCGATCACGCGAGCAGGCAGCGCTGGTGTTTGATCTGGCGTGCAAGATTATCAACGTGTCCCCTGATCTGCGGGGCCGGGTTCGCATTGTTCCATCTGGCAAGAAGCTGGTGGGATTAAAAACCAATACGACGTTTAAGGCGCTGGCGGCAGAGGCATCGACAACGCACGGGCTTTCCCCGGTGCTGGCGGTGCTTGACGAACTGGGCCAGGTTCGCGGGCCGAAAGACGATTTCGTTGACGCCATTACGACGGGGCAAGGGGCTTATTCCGATCCGCTGTTGATTGTCATTTCGACGCAGGCGGCAACCGATGGCGACATGTTGTCGATCTGGATTGATGACGCGAAGTCTAGCGGTGATCCGCATACAGTTTGCCACGTTTACGAAGCCGATAAGGACGCGGCACTTGACGACCCTGCGGCCTGGGCGGCGGCTAATCCGGCGCTGGGTGTCTTTCGTGATCGTGGCGATGTTGAGCGGCAATCAGCCGAGGCAATGCGGATGCCATCGGCAGAGGCGACGTTTCGGAATCTGACGCTCAACCAGCGGGTAACGGTCTTTAATCCGTTCATCTCCCGAGACACTTGGGAGGCGAATGGCGCCGCGCCGGATGAGGAAGCGTTCGCGCGCGGCACAGTTTGGGCGGGCCTTGATCTGTCGGAAACAACCGATCTGACCGCGTTCGTCATGCTGGCGCAGTGGCGGGGCGAATGGCACGTCAAGCCGACGTTCTGGATGGCTGAAGACCTAGTTGGAGACCGAGCGCGCGGCGATCGGGTGCCATACGATCTTTGGGTTAAGCAAGGCCATTTGCTGACGACGCCGGGCAAGTCGATCGATTACGAATTCGTAGCGCATGAAATCGCGCGGCTTTGCGCGGGGCTTAACGTCAGCGGCGTGGCATTCGATCGTTACCGGATGGCGCTCTTGAAACCTCACCTGGAGCGGGCAGAGGTGACCGTGCCGCTGCATGACTTCGGGCAAGGCTATGTGTCGATGTCGCCCGCGCTGCAATCGACAGAGATTGAAATTTTAAACGGGCGGCTGCGGCACGGCAATCACCCGGTGTTGAACATGTGCGCCGGCAACGCGGTGGTTATCAAAGACCCTGCCGGCAATCGGAAACTGGACAAGTCGCGATCGACTGGCCGCATTGACGGCATGGTCGCGCTTGCCATGGCGATAGGAGCAGCGACGATGAATCAAGCGCCTGCGCCAGTCGCCGCAACCGGGGTTATTTTCCTGTGAGCGTATGGGACAACATTGCCGGCGCATTCGGCTTCCCACCTGTGCAGAACGTTGCTGTCCCGTTGACGAACGTGACGCGCGCGTCTGGCGGCGAAGTTTGGGCATCGTTTACCGGCAACAATGATGTTCCTGGCAATTTGCCGCTGCCAACCGAAAGCACAATCCTAACGCTATCAGCGGCAGAGGCTTGCGTCGGCGTTATCAGCGGCGCGGTGGCATCGCTGCCGATGCACATTTACCGGCGCCAAGCAGACGGCGAGCGCGACCAGTTGATGAACGATCAGCTTTGGTGGGTGCTTAACGAGGAATTTTCGCCGCGCTGGTCTGCCGCCGCTGGCTGGGAATTTCTTTGCCGATCGCGAATGTATCATGGCGACGCTTTCGCGATCATTGAACGGAGTTGGGCGGGCGAGGTTATTGGGCTTGAGCCTATCCACCCGCGCCGCGTTACCGTTTACCTAACGACTGCCAAACGCCTGGTTTACGCGATCGAAGTCGAAGGCTTGCCCGGCGAAGAGCGCCGCGTTCTCGACCAGGACGATATGCTGCATATCCCGAGCGACGGCTTTGATGGCTTTCGTTCGCCATCGCCGTTGCGGAACCAGCTTCGCATGATCGGCGCGTCGGCGCTGGCAATGCAGCAATACAATGCGCAGTTTTTCGCCAACAGCGCCCGGCCCGATTACGTTTTGCAGCACAAGGAAGGCGCAACACTTTCGCCGGAACAGATTGAAAACTTGCGCCAGCAAATTGCCGAAAATCACGGCGGCGTCAGTAACTCGCGCAAGCCAATGATCTTAACCGGCCTGGAATTTAAGACTGTCTCAATGCCGATCGAAGACGTGCAACTGCTGTCGCTGCGCCAGTTTGCCGTTGAGGAAGTTGCCCGCGTTTATCGCGTGCCACCGTTTATGATTGGCCACAGCGAAAAGACCACAAGCTGGGGAAGCGGCGTTGAAGCGATGGGCGTTGGCTTTGTCCGCTACACGCTGCGGCAGCATCTCAACCACTTCACCAACGAGATTAACCGCAAGTTTTTCCGCACGGCCTCGCGCTTTGCCGAGTTCGACACGACCGAACTTGAGCGCGCTGACACCAAGTCGCTGTTCGAAAGCTACAACCTGGCGCTTGGTGGGCAGGGCCGCAAGGGCTTCATGTCTCAGAATGAAGTCCGCCGGAAGCAGAACCTCAAGCCGGTTCCCGGTGGCGATGTTGTTGATGATGGCTCGCAAGGGCCTGTAGATATGGGGGCGCAAAATGCAGCCTAACCGCTTGCTCAATCTGTTTCGCGCCAACAAGGACGTGGGGGAAAAATTCCGCGCCGAAGGCAACGTCCTTTTTGTCTATGACCACATTGTGTCGTCTAAGGCCGATGCCGGCTGGCTTGGCGGCGTTGACGCTGAAACGTTCAACCAGACACTTTCGTCCATGAATGGCGACGTGTCGGTGCGCATCAACAGCCCCGGTGGAGACGTGTTTGCGGGCATCGCGATGGCAAATGCTATCGCCGCATATCCCGGTCAAGTAACTTGCGTTGTTGATTCCTTTGCCGCTAGCGCCGCCTCAATCATTGCTATTGCTGGCGACAAAATCGAAATGGCGAAAGGCGCGCGGATGATGATCCACAAGGCGTGGACTATCGCCGCTGGCAATGCTGATGAGTTTATGAAGCAAGCCGCAACGCTGGAAGGCATCGACGCAACACTGGCGGAAAGCTACGCCGATGCCGCAGCTAAACGCGGCAAAGATAATAACGCCGATATGTTTAGCTCGCTTATGGCCGCTGAGACTTGGCTTACCGGGCAGCAGGCAATCGAAGCCGGGCTTGCCGACGAGGTGAGTGCCATTGCACCAAAGGCAATGAAGCAATGGGACTTGAGCGCATACGCCAAGCCCCCGGTGCAGGACACGAGCGTTACCATCACCATTGAAATTGAGGACGCGCCGGAAGCCCCGGAAGCGCCCGACGATCCCGCTGCACCCGATATGCCGGATGCCAGCGCCCTGAACGAGCAACGCCAGCGCATTGCAGCGCTGCGGCTCCGCACTCCTGCCTAGTTGCTCGCAAGCAAAAGCAGACACCAAGCCCGCCACCCGGCGGGCTTTTTTTATGACCTAAATGGCAAGCCGGCGATGCCGGATGCCAGCACAATGATCGAGCAATATCAGCGCATTGCAGCGCTGAAGCTCCGCACCACTGCCTAGGCGCTCGCGCGCGAAAGCAGACACCAGGCCCGCCATCCGGCGGGCTTTTTTTATGACCGAAAGGAAAACCTGATCATGTCGATTCAGGCACTCCGCGAACAGCGCGCGGCTAAAGCAAAGACGCTGAACGAACTGGTTTCGAAGGAAACGTGGAACGCTGCCAACGACCAGCCCATCTATGACGTTGGCATGGCCGAGCTGGACAGCATTGACGCGCGCATTGCGAACGTCAACGCGCTCAACGCCAAGGTCGCCGACGAAGCCATGCGCGGCAACGTCATCGAAGCTGCCGAGCGTGTCAGCCAGGACAAGGGCAACGTCGGCGCGGCTGTGTTTGCTAAGTGGCTCCGCAACGGCGAGCGTTCGCTTAATGCCGATGAGCAGGCCATCTTCTACAACACGATGTCCACGACTACGGGCAGCGAAGGCGGTTATTCTGTCCCCAGCGATACGTCGTCTACCTTGATCGAAAGCCTTAAGGCATTCGGCGGGATGCGCGAAGTTGCCACTGTGCTTGTGACCGCCACCGGCAACCCGCTGTCTTTCCCGACCGCTGATGCCACGTCGGAAGTTGGCGAAATTGTTGCCGAAAACGCAACTGCCACCGTCCTCGATACTTCATTCGGCACCATCTCGGTTCCGGTCTACAAGTACTCGTCGAAGTCGTTCGCGGTGCCGATCGAACTGTTGCAGGACAGCAACATCGACATTGAGTCCTACATCAACGCAATTTTGGTTACGCGGCTTGGTCGCATCACCAACACGCACTTCACCACCGGCAGCGGGTCTTCGCAGCCGCGCGGCGTTGTGACGGGCGCAGCAACCGGCGTTACTGCGGCGAACGCTTCGACGCAGGTTACTGCCGTAACCTACGCCAGCCTCGTTGACCTGGTTCATTCGGTTGATCCGGCCTATCGCGCTGCCGGCGGCGTTCGTTTCATGATGAACGACACCAGCGTGCGCAACATCCGCAAGGTTGTTGACGGTCAGTCGCGCCCGATCTTTGCGCCTGGCTATGAAACCGGCAACCCCGGCGGCTCCCCTGATACGCTGCTCGGCTATCCGATCAGCATCAACCAGGACATGGCGACAATGGCAGCAAGCGCCAAGTCGATCGCATTTGGCGACTTTTCGAAGTTTGTCATTCGCGATGCAATGGGCATGACCGCCCGTCGCTTTGATGACAGCGCTTTTGGCCTGAAGGGTCAGGTTGGCTTTTGCGCTTGGCTGCGCTCAGGCGGCAACCTTCTCGACGCCAACGCCGTGAAGCTGTTCATCAACGCCGCTTCGTAAGCGACCGGCAACAATCGGGCGGCGTGTAAAAGCGCCGCCCTTTTTTAGGAGTGCCTTCCCATGGCAAAATTCGCAGCCCTTGCGGTGCAAGACGCGCCGCTTGATGTCATTGCGACTGCAACAGAACTTTACTTTTGCAACGGCCAGCCCGCAAACCGCGCGGCAGCGATCAGCACCAAATGCCACGCTGCGGCGATTGTCATGGCCGGCGGCGATTTTGCTAAGACTGGATCGACTGATCGGATTCTTACGGTCGGCGCAAAGTCCGTGACCGCGAACGCATCGCAGACTGTCGATCACGTTGCGCTCTGCTCGGCAACGACATTGCTTTACGTCACGACGGCCCCAACGCAGACCAGCAACAGCGGCGCCGCAGTTGACGGTACGGCGTTCATCGTTACTGCGTCGGCGCTGGTCTGATCTAATGGCCTATGTGCGCCCTTACCGTGTGTCCGAAACGACGACTACGGTTGGCACTGGGACATTGACTCTTGCCGGGGCCGAAACGGGCTTTTCGGCATTTTCGGCAACCGTGGCTAACGGCGATACCGTCACCTATGTCATTGAGGCAATCGACGGATCGGGTGCGCCTTCGGGTAATTGGGAAGTCACTGATGGCGCCTGGACAACCGGCGGCTTGCTGACACGCGGCACCCTGCGAGCCAGTAGCACGGGCGCGCGGGTTTCCTTTGCTGTTGGCACAAAGCGGGTTTTTGCAATCGCGCCCTATGACGCGGTTAATCTGGCCAACGACGTGACCGGCACTGTGGCGGTGGCAAACGGTGGCACTGGCGCGACAACGCTTACGGCCAACAATGTCATTCTTGGCAACGGCACGACTGCGGTGCAGTTTGTTGCACCCGGCAGCAATGGCAACGTCCTAACCAGCAACGGCACAACGTGGACAAGCGCTGCGTCTGGCGCTTCGTTGCTGGGCGTTACTGATAGCGCAACGCCGTTTGAAACGTCACTGGGTTTTGAGGCTGGTCTGAATACAACTGGCCTTAACAATACGTTTATCGGGTATCAGGCCGGCAAGGACAATACGACGGGTTTTCAGAATACGTCAGTCGGCTCTTTGGCGCTGGATGCCAACACAACTGGCTATTTTAACACCGCAGTAGGTTATTCTGCACTTGGCTTAAACACTATTGGAGTGCAAAACTCGGCTCTTGGGAAAAGCGCGCTTTCTAAAAACACTGCCGACGCCAACACGGCTGTTGGCAATGCGGCATTACAAGAAAATACTACAGGTGATAGTAATACAGCAGTTGGAAACCAATCGCTTTTTAATAATACTACCGGATCGCGTAACAGCACGCTCGGTTTTCAGTCGATGCGAAATACCACTACCGGCAACGATAACATTGCTGTTGGATATGGCGCGCTTTACGATGCATCCGTATCTAATAACAGTGCTGTTGGTGCCTATGCTTTTTATGTTTTGACAACTGGCAGCCAAAATACTGCGACAGGGCAAAATGCCGGGCGAGCGGTAACGACCGGTCAGCAAAACACCCTTCTTGGCGCGAACGCAGGCAACTCCGGCACAAATAACCTTACCACAGGCAGCAACAACATCCTGCTTGGGTACAACGCCGCCGCCTCGTCAGCTACCGTAAGCAACGAAACCACCATCGGCAACAGCAGCACCACCTCGGCGCGCATCTTTGGCGACGTGAAGTTTCTCAAGAGCTACACGGAGACTGTGTTTGCTGTCGTTGACGCTGCGGGCGCTGTTCTTGATCCCAACAACGGCAGCATCCAGACATGGACGCTGGGCGCAAGCCGCACTCCCACGCAAGCGAACTGGGCCGCAGGGCAGTCGATCACATTGATGATCGATGACGGCACAGCGTACACGGTGACGTGGACGACGATTGGCGTGGTGTGGGAAACCAACGGCGGCAGTGCGCCGACGCTGGCGACTACGGGCTATACGGTCATCGTGTTGTGGAAAGTCGGCACGACGATCTACGGCGCTCGGGTGGGTGACGCCTGATGCTGTCACAGAGACTCAAAGGGGCGACTGCCACGCCGACTGCGGCGGAATATTTGGCGATTCAGGCTACTAATACCCCCGAAGTATATCTGTGGGAAGAGAGCGGCTTCGGAACAAAGTTTGCCAATCCGGGTGTTATGTCAGGTACAGGCCGGGGAGTGGCGTTCTCTCCCTTGGGCGATGCCATCGCCAGCGCGATTAACGCCACACCATTTATTTCCGTGTACGCATGGTCAGGCGCAGGCTTTGGCGCGAAGTTCGCCAATCCAGCAACGCTGCCTGCTGGGCAAGGCAACGGCGTAGCCTTCTCGCCTGCCGGCGATGCCATCGCAGTAGCACACAACACCACACCATTTATTTCCGTGTACGCATGGTCAGGCGCAGGCTTTGGCGCGAAGTTCGCCGATCCAGCGACGTTGCCGTTGGGTACAGGTTTTAGTGTAGCTTTTAATCCTGCGGGTAATGCTATCGCCGTGGGCCACTTAACATCACCACTTATAACTATTTACCAATGGTCAGCTTCTGGTTTTGGGACAAAGTACACGAATCCCGGCTCATCGCAGGATTTCAGAGGATACGGCGTGGCGTTCTCTCCAGACGGGAACGCCGTTGCTGTAGCGCACGATAGTACGCCAAACATCACCGTATACCCTTGGTCGGGCGCAGGCTTTGGCACCAAGTTTGCCAATCCGGCAACCTTGCCGACAGGCAATGGTCGTGGGGTAGCGTTTTCCCCCGCAAGCGACGCTATCGCAGTGGCGCACATTACATCCCCATTCGTAACTGCCTATCCGTGGAGTGGCAGTGGTTTCGGAACAAAATTCACCAATCCGGCGACGTTGCCGGCAGGTACATGCTTTGGCGTAGCGTTTTCCCAGTCGGGTAACGCTGTTGCCACGGCAGGCGCTGGGTCTAGCCCTAACACTTTATCGGTCTACCCGTGGTCTGGCGCTGGCTTTGGCACGAAGTTTGCTAATCCGGCGTCACCATCGCCGTATAATACTCATAACGGCGTAGCTTTCGGAGGAGTATAACCCATGAACAAAACCGAAATCCTCACCACCGCACTCACTCACCGTGAAGCCGAGGTGTTCCAGCATCAGATCAATATCGACAACTACACGCTGGCGATTGCGGAGATTGACACC